CCGGGCAATTGCCGGAGACCAGTGAGGTGGCCCTGATTCTGTGGCTCGGGTGGGCGGTGTATGTGGTCGACAAGGGTCTCAACCCGGCGCTGCCGTGGTGGGGGTACCTGCTGTTTTGCATCGCGTCGATGCTGGTCGGGGCGTTTGGGTGGACGATGGGGGTGTGAGCCTTTTCGCAGTCGCACACATGCCATGAAACGCATTACGCCGAGACACCGCCGGTTCGTCGAGCAGTATTGCACCCACTTCGTGGGGGCCCGGGCCGCCCGTGAAGCGGGGTACTCCGAGTCGAGGGCCAAGCGGACCGCCTACGATCTTTTGCAGGACGAGGACATCCAGGAGATGGTGAGCGAGCGCCTGGACGAGATGTCTATGAGTGCGGCCGAGGCCACACGGCGGCTCACGAAGATTGCCGAGGCGTCGGTGAGTGACTACTTCCAGATCACCGAAAAGGACGGGCAGCGCTTTCTGACGCTGGACAAAGAAGCGATCCTTGAGGACGGCTACGCGATCAAGGAGCTCAGCTGGGACACCAACGGCCGCCCAAAGCTCAAGCTGCACGACAGCGTCAAGACGCTGGAGTCCATCCTGGAGGCGCACGGCGCCTTCAACCACACCCACGAGCACGAGCACAGCGGCGAGCTCGGGCTTGAGTCCGACACGCTCGAGGAAGTGATGGACACGATCGCCGACCGCGCCACGCGACTAGGGTCTGAGGAGGACGATGATTGATGCCCCATCCAAAGACGACGTGACGCCAGAGGAATGGCGCGAATTCGTCCTCGAGTTTCGGGACGTCGTGGAGAAGTACACCGCAGAGGAGCGCCGGCAGATCGTGCAGGAGGTCCCGGAGAAGGTGGCGCTTCGCCTGGCGGAAGACCCGTACTGGCTCGCCCGGCCGAAGCAGCTGGAGGTGCTGACTTCAGAGGCCGACACCGTCATGGCGATGGCCGGCAGGGGCTGGGGTAAAAACTGGGTCGGCAGCCACTGGGCCCTCCGCAAGGCCCGCAGCGGGAAGCACGAGCACATCGCAATCGTAGGCGAGTCGGCGGCCGACGTCCGGGACTACATGGTGGAGGGCCCGAGCGGCATCCTGACGGTCGCCCCGAAGGAGTTCACGCCGGACTACATGCCGTCCAAGCGGCGGCTCACGTTCCCGAACGGCTGCCAGATCACGACCTATTCCGGCGACAAGCCGGACCAGCTCCGGGGCTTCTCCGGGTCGGCGATGTGGATCGACGAGCTCGCCAAGTACCGGTACGCCGAAGAGATTTGGGACGGGGTCGGCTACACGCTCCGGGAGGGGGAGGAGCAGCAGCTCCTTATTACGACCACGCCCCGCCCGACGGAGACGATTCAGTCGCTCGTGGAAGACGAGTCGGTGGGGGTCATTCAGGGCACCAGCCTCGAGAACAAAGCCAACCTTGGCGGCCGGATGCTGCGCAAGATCAAGAAGGTGCAGGGCACCCGCCTCGGCCGGCAGGAGGTCCAGGCCGAGATCATCGACGCGCACCCTGGGGCCCTGTGGTCGCATGAAGACTTTCGGCGGGTGGAGCAGGCCCCAGACCTACAGCGCATCATCGTGGGCGTGGACCCGTCCGGCGGAAGCGATGAGATCGGAATCGTGGCGGCCGGCGTGGCCAATGACGGCCGCGGGTACGTCCTTTCAGACGACTCGCTGGAGGGGAGCCCCAACGCCTGGGCCACGCAGGTGAAGCGGGCCTACGAGCGGCATGAGGCGGACATGATCGTCGCAGAGCGCAACTTCGGCGGGGACATGGTCGAGAGCAACATCCGCTCTGTCGATCAATCCCTGCCAGTCGACACGATTACCGCGAGCCGCGGAAAGCAACGGCGTGCCAGCCCGGTCCAGAACCTCTACGAGCAGGGCCGAGTCCTGCACGTTGGCACGCTTCCGGGCCTCGAAGACGAGATGACGCAGTGGGACCCGGAGGCGTCCGACTGGAGCCCGAATCGGTTGGATGCGGCCGTGTGGGCGCTGACTAGATTGATGCTTTCGGACCCGTCCCCACTAAACGCTGATCATGTCATCGGCCTCAACTGACTTTAGGCACTAACTTATGGGCTACACCGACGCGACCAACGTCCACTACGACGACGCCATCGATGACTGGACGCTCATCCACCGGATGCACTCCGGGGAGGGCGCCTGGAAGGAGCTGATGCGCGGCACCTATGAGGCGTCCCGTGCCTTTGAGAAGCGGAAGAAGCTTGCCGACTGGCGACCGTACACGCGGGACCTGATCAGTCGCCTAACCGGGGAGCTCTTCAGCCATCAGGGCGAGGTGAGCCGCGACACGGCCGCCTCTGAGGAATACCTTGCGTCCGTCGGCCCAGAGGGAGAGTCGTATCAGGTGCAGCTCATCGCGTTTGTGGAGGCGCTCGTGGCGTATCACGAGACGTGGCTCGTCATGGACCCGGCGCAGGGCCTTCGAGTCTTGGAGCCGTTTCGGGTGCCCCGGTGGACGCCAGAGGCCGTGACAGTGAAGGGCGTGCGGGTGCCGCCTTCGGCACCGGACGTAAGCCAAAAGCGCCAGGAAGCCTGGACGGTGTACTTTGCCGACCACTACGAGACCTACGTGCAGGTTCAAGACGACAGTAAGGAAATCAAAGAGCGACTGGTTGACGAGGGCCGCTACGCGGAAGACTTTGCGTTTTCCAGCGGGCCACCGGCGGCGCGAGTCACGCTCCCATGGACGGTGCGGTTCGGCCTGGCGGTGGCGGAGGCTCACCGGTCCCTCTACCGGTTGGAGAGCAAGTACGACGCGGCTCTGACAAACAGTCTCGGGGGGCTTCTCCAGATTGCCACAGGCGGCGACGATACGATCAAGAATCAAATTGAGAAGGCGCTGAAGAAGGGCAGTATCGCGGTGCCCTACGACACCGAATACGGCGAGCACAAGCCCGTCAACATCGGCGTTGAGGGACTGCCGCACGGCAAGGAGCAGCTGCAGCGCAAGCGCGAAGAGCTCTACCGCACGGCCTACCAATCGCTTGACCAGGCAGCCACGCAGATGAGCGCGACGGAGGCTCGGCAGCGGGGCCGATCCGGACCGGCCGCGGCCCTGTCGGTGTTGGCTGAGACCGTCCAGTCCGCGGAGGAGTCCATCCTCCCGGTCATTGCGGAGGCAGAGGACCGGCGCAACGCGACACGGGAGACGACGGCAAAGGTAAGCTGGCCCGCCGACTTTGCCGACGAGTTCGACTCAGCCGACGAGCAGTTGGCCCAGGACATCTTCGGAAGCCTTCGGCTGCCAGTACCCACAGAGACAGCCACGGATGTTGTGATGGCCCGCCTCGAAAGCGCCGGGCACGACCCAGACCGGGAGGCGGTCCAGAGCGAGGTAGAGAGCAAAATGGGGCAGCAGGCCCGCAACCGGTCCGCCAGTGGCTTTGGAATCGGTGACGGACAGTAATGCCCGACGAGCTCAACCAGCTATACAATGAGCCTTTGCAGGAAGCCTTTCGGCGCAACCTCCGTGGAGAGGACGGGGCCAAGGCGGCGCTGTTTGATGGGCTCCAAAAGGATTTTGCAGAGCTTCTGGCGTTTGTGTCTGCAGCTGGCAGCCCGGCGGAGGCCAATCAGCGCCTCAACGAAGGCCTCGTGGAGCTAGAACAGGCTACTGTTGAGCGCATCGAATCTGCCAAAGACAGCGGCCGCCAGGCCATCACAGAGGGCCATTCCGAGGGATATGCCGCGGCAGCCGCGGCGGCGGGCGTTCCGGTGCCGGACTGGTCGCCCTCCGCGGCGGGGACGTCGGCGTTTGAGAAGGCACCCTTCGCAGGAGCTGGGGGCAGTGGCGGTGGCGCCTCAACGACGGCCGACTTTGTCGCTGGGGCCTTTGACGAAGAGGTCGGCTACTTCAAGCAAGACCTGAAGTTCATCCGGAAGTACGTCGACGAAGACGAGTACGCGAAGGCCGTCGCTCAGGTGCTCGCCCGGGGCAACGAGGACGTAAAGCGGCGCCTCTTGCGGCGGGGCATCGACCTTGACGACATTGACACCGACGCGCTACAGGAGCAGGCCGCCCGCGTTTTTCAGAACACGAAGACGATGGGGAGCCCCGACATCCGAGGCATCCTGAAGGATTTGGAGCCGGAGGAGGTGGCCGCCCGGCAACCCCAGCTTTGGCAGCGCATCCAGACGAACGGGACGGACCAGCTGTCCCGCGTGATGGACGAGGTTGCAAAGGATCTAGCCGTCGATAGCCCAGCCATCACGGCGGTTACGTGGACGCTCTCCACGCGCCACGGCAGCCTTGACAGCAGCCCAGACGAGTGCGATACGCTCGCTGGGGCCGACCCCTACGGGCTAGGCCCGGGCGCGTACCCGCCAGAGAAAACGCCCTCCCACCCGCACCCGTCGTGCGAGTGCCGCATCACTGCACAGACACGCCCGCCGGAGCAGTGGGGCCAGCCGAGCCCCGATCCGCCGCAGGACTACCAGCTGACCGACCAGGCCATCCGTCAGCAGCTTGAAGCGACACGGGCCCGGATGGGCGATGCAGGGCGCACCATCACCGACACACACGTTCAGAGGGTCCGGGAGCGCGTGTACGCGGTGCTGGATGAGGTCGACGCGTCCCCTCGTGGCTAGTGCTGTATCACTGACACCAGACCGTTCTCAAAATACACGTAGATCCGCTTGTATGAAGTCCCTGCCATACTACCGGGCGTATCATAGACCCACTGTTCCTGCATCATGCCGGCTACCCGCGTGCGGTTGATTTCAACGGGGCGACCAGCAATGTTCACGACCTCTTCCTGGTTCATCCCCTCCATGATCTTATAGGCCTGGTCTTGGGACATCATGCCCATCCCGCCGGAGCAGGCAGTGAGGCTGGTGATGAGAGCAAAAACAGCGGCGATACGAAGGGCAGTACGCATGGAGATAGGGGGCATTTTGTAGGCTGCTAGCGCACTATACCACGCACCAGAACCGACAGTTGTTACACGATGCCTGATACCATTCCCGTTCCTCTTGAGCCTGCCCCTGCGGCGCGAAACACTACTTACGCGCTGTGCGTGTGTACGAGTAACGCTTCTGGCAGCGGTCAACCGCCAGCGTACACGGCCCGACACGCCGGACTTATTGCCCTCTGAACAACTGCCCAGTGCCCCATGCCGATCGTCGACATCCCTGACGACGAGTACGATGAAGATGCACTCCCCGACAGCGCAGAGGTGAAGGATGACCTACTGACGCAAGATGAAGTCGACGGGATCGTTCAGAAGCGCCTCCAACGGCAAGAGTCCCGGCTGAAAAACCAGCTAGTCGAGGACGAGCAGTTCTGGCAAGAGATGGCCCAACAGCGAGGCGTTGAGCTCCGCGAGGATGGCCTGCCGAAAGGCACGGCCACCGACGAAGAGATTCAAGAGCTTCGCCGCAAGGCCTCGAAAGCCGAGAGCCTCCAGAGCGAGCTCGAAGAGAAACAGGAGACGATCCAGTCGACGCGGCAAAAGCGCCTGCGTCAGGACCTTCGGGACAAGGCGCCGACCCCGGCTAACGAGACCGCCCGAGACACTTTCCTCTCGGAAGCGGAGCGTCGGATGACCTACGACGATGAATACGGGTGGGTCAAAACCGACGAGGACGGAGAGATCGTCTATGAGGCCGGCGAACCGGTCGGCCCCGATGGTGTGGTGGGCGAGCTCGAAGACTCGCACGAGTTTCTCTTCGAGTCGACTTCCGTCAAGGGCGGCTCGGATGTCGAGCCTGGCGGGTCCCCGTCTGGCACCATGAGCCAGGAAGAGTACCACCGAGAGGTGAAGAAGGCCCGCCAGCAGAATGACCCCGATCGGATGAATGAGCTGAAGCAGATGGAGGCAGAGGGCAAGATCGCAACGGAAGAGTAGCCTTCCGGCCCTCACCTTGAGGATCAGTGATGTGGGTGGCCTGGAAGGGCCGCCCATTCATATTTTAGCACCAATCACGCGACGCTATGCCGACGTTTGACGCAGTACGCTATTCCGAAGAGTTCCTGATGAACCTCGACCGGCGCACGGTCGCTCGGGAAATCACGAACCAAAACTACAGCCCGATTACGAACGCCCGTGCGGTCAAGGTCTTCCAGGCCAACGACCTTTCGGCCCCGGAGAAGAACGCCGACAACTCGGTGAACATTCAGAACCCGAGCGGCGGGGAGACAACCATGACGCTCGACGAAGAGCGGGACCTGACGGTCGGCATCCCATCGGTGGAGGAGTTTCAGAGCTCCGTCGACATGCAGTCGAAGTTCCAGGAGCGCCAAACCCAGGCCGGAGAGGAGGACCTTGACGACTTCATCCTCGGGAAGCACACCCAGGCGGGCATTGACCTGTCGACCACCGCCACCACGCCAGACGGCTTCGGCGACAAGGTGCGCGACGCGAAGGTGGCGCTGTCGGAGAACGACGTACCCCGATCCCAGCGGTTCATGGTGCTTACGCCGCACTATGCCGATCTGGTGGCCGAGGACGCTGGCGACCGCATTGAGCGCAACACCGAGATCGAGGTTGACGGCTACATCGGCCGCTACCAGGGCTTTGACCTGTTCGAGTCGACGGGCATCGTGGAGGCAGGCTCCAAGCAGCACCTCCTGTTTGGGCACCGGGCGGCGATCACGCTGGCGGTGCAGCTGAACAACACGGCCCTGATCGGCGACTCCGAGCAGGCTCAGTTCCACGGGGACATCCTCAAGGCCCTCATGGTGTACGGCGGGCAGACCTTCCTGCCCTCCGCGCTCGGGGACCTGGAGGCCGACATCCCTAGCTAACATAAAGGGCCACTCATGGCTGAGATTCTGACAACTACATCACAGGAGGAGCTCCTGTCCGGTGAGACCCTGACGCGGGACGACCTACCGCGCCGGGTGGAGCGGGCCGAGGCTCGTGTAGTGGGGCGGTATCGAGAGAAGTCGGCCCTTCGGGAGGGCCCGCTCTACTTCACGGAGCCCCTTGGGTCAGAGACGAGCCCGGGCGTCGTGCAGCTCCGGGGCTGGGCTGAGGCGGACGACGGCACGCCCGACACGAACACGATGCCGGATGGGCTTGTGCGCCGGCTCCGGCTCGTGATCGCCGATGTGGTTGAGCATGAGCTGACCTACGACGAGACGGAGGCGCTGGACTCCGAGTCGGTCGGGTCGAAGAGCGTCAGCTTTAAGGACCTAGACGACATGCCGACGCGCCTCTTTCAGCCGCTTGACAAGTACGACACGCGGGCCCCGCTCGGGGGCTTTTGGTGATGCGCTCCTCCCGTT